GATTATACTTTAACTTGCTAACCTCTTCCTCTGCAATAGTTATCCTATTAGATAGCGTATAGTAAGAACCTATAATAGAAGCAAACATCGCTGCTATTGTAATTATCTGAGTAATGCTAATACTAACATCTGCTTTTCCGTCTCCGTCTATATCTATCTTCGCCATTATTTAATTTTTTTACTAATTGATATTACTGTATACCCTATCGCTAACAATAACGACACCATCTGCAAATACGGGTTTATTGCAGTTACACTAAAAGCCAACGCTACAATATTTAGTCCGTATGTTTTTAGCTCTTCCATTAGTCATCTGTCATACTAGAAAATCCACGTTCAGATTTCAGTAAGTCGTAACATTTTTGGACTTCAGTACGATCACCGCTTGGCAATTCGAATATCTGTGTATGTACTTCAGTTTCGAAACCATTAATATCAGCATTACGATCAGCCTTTGATCCATAACTTCTGTAACAAAAATTTATCATTCTAACGTCTTGTTCGACCCCGTCTTTGTAAATATTAGCAACAAAAACACTTGCCGAATTGATATTGATATATTTGTTTTCATTTACTGTTTCTGTTTCAACTTGTACAGGTACGCTCACCGTTACAGTTTGCCCACGATTTTCGTAATTTGGGTCATCGCTTGGTAAATTTGGCGGATACGTAATTTGTTGTTCTTCAGTATCTGTCGGATGGTCTGAATATGTAAAGGTTGAAAAATTTCCTGTTAATCCCATTTTTTTATTTTTAATCTGTTACACTTAAAAAGATATAATAACCATTAGTTGTGTTATTTGTGTTTACTGAACACATATTGTTTGTAGCATTTGCAAAATTAGTTGAGGCAAATCCAGCAGGATTGTTCGTACCTCCCGTTGCAGATGCTTTTGTAATTGGACAAGCTCCACCCGTGTTTAATGTGAGTTGTATATACGTAAACCAATAAGGCACAAAACTCAAATAATAACGAGTTGTTGTGTTTTGAAACGCTTTTATGTTTGCATCTGAAGGCGAAAATTTGGTTGACGCTTGATTTTGACCCCAAGAAGCTGTTGAGTAGGTAACGTATGAATTTGTTTGTGGATTAAGGTACTGTACGTAATATGTTCCCGCAGGGTCACTAGCGCCAAAATAAAACCCTGAACTTGAATCGGGCGTAACCACCGTTGGACTGTAAGGTGTTAATGTTGCTAAATTAACCCGTGAACCAATTGTTGTTCCTGCGGAATTTGTAGCGTATGCCCAACAATAATAAGTTGTTGATGAACCGAGACCTGTGAATGACCTTGTATATGTTCCAGTCGTTCCACTAACTGTGTATTTTGGATTGCTTGTCGCTGCTGATGAATTTGTGCCAAAGTAAAAACCTCGCTCAGTAATAGTTGCTCCCCCGTCACTTGTAACATTCCCACTTGCAGTCATTGAAGAAGTTGTTGCACCGCTTAATGCATTTGTTGTAACACTAGGTGCAGTTGAATCGCTTAGTCCGTAAAAATCGGTCATAGCTACTTCTCCTGCTGTTAACCCTGCATCGTCACGAGCCTGAAACAAAGAAATATCAGTATCTCCTGTTTGGTCAAACTCTGCTTCAATATCTGCAATAAGGGCAATTTCCCCACTTCCTGTAATTGGCATATATTATCTTTTTTCTAATTCTTCAACTTTACTTGATAACTCTTTTACTGCTTCAATTAGAACACCTACTAACCCATTGTAATCTACAGTCAGCGTTTCTTCTTGTTCATTTAGAGATTTCTTTTTGCCTACTAATTCGGGTAGTACTTTTTCAATATCTTGTGCTATAACACCACCAGATTTTTTGCCGTCTTTTTTCCACTCAAAAGTAACACCTCTAATCTCCTTTATAGTGTCAACTGCTTCTTTATATTCTACAATATTTTTCTTTAGCCTTTCGTCTGAAGATACAGTTGTACTTGCTGCAATAACATCCCCATCAACGTGCAAATCGCCATCGGCTTCTAAACGCATTTCGTTGTTGCCATTTACGTAGAAGTCCATTTGCGTATCAGCAGTGAATTGTATGTAGTCGCCTGTATCAACACCAACGTGAGTAATACCATCTCTTAAATCTGGTTCAATACTGAATTGTTCATTAGTTAAGTCTAACCCTAAACCTGCTGTATATTCTGTATTGGTATCTACAAAAGCTGCTGTAGCAGTATCTACATAATCTTTCACCGCTGCACTTGTCGGCAATGTAGTGTCGTTGTCATTAGAACTGATTCCTTCGCTTTCTGTTACAAGTGTATCCGCTGCAATTTCTGAAGTAGTTAGTCCTGATACGTTTACCGTAACATCACCTGTTGCACTACTTACTGATATTGCGTCACCTGCAACAATGCTACCTACATCACCTGCGTCATCTGAATATAGTTCAGTAAAATTGTCGTTTACTTTATCGAAAGCAGTTCTTAAAGGATCACCTGTACCGTCGTTCGCTGCACTTCCAATATTGATTACTTGTTTAGCCATTTTATTTTTGTTTATGTATATTTTATTATATCTCTATCATTCCAAACTTCACCAACTGTTAAAATTTGTCTACCTCCTGCTGATGTAGGATTACTAGTACCACCTTTTAACAATACAACATAATCATACGCTGCTACAGGTGATAGAATGTATTTTACTTGAGCTCCTGTTACATCTGTCATATTGTGTATAATTGTATCAGGATCCGCTTCCGTTTCCACTACTTTAAACTTAGAAGCTACATCGTACCAAGTATCTATAGTCATAGAGCTGTTTTCTGAAAACCATTCAGCAATCTGTTCAGCTTGACTTTGTGTCATTTTAGTTTGTCCTGCTGCATTTGCTATAACCATACCTAATTGTGATGCTCCTGCTGTATATGAAGTGTGATCTATATTACCAAACCAATAAGGTATCAATGAACCACGTATGAATCCAGTACTTAATGAATTACCACTTAATACAGGTGTGTCATCAACTACACCAATATCGGCAGTAAACAATGTCGCATCTGCGGTTACTGTAGTAGTGTCAGCAAATATTATAGACCCTTCAGCAGATGCAGGATAAATTATACCCCACGAATTGGCTTCATTAACAGAACCCCACCAAGAATTAGGGTAAGATTTACCCCAATTTATGTTATTGTTCCCGTACCAATCATTAATGCTTGACATCTAACTTCTTTTTTTTTAGATAACGCTCTAACTTAATAACGTTTTTCTGCTTTGGTTTGTATTTTTTTATAATACCCATCCTTGAAAATATGATTCTTTGCTAGGATATACATCCTCATTATTATTACTATTGTATTCAGGATACTTGCTATTGTTGAAAGACAAGTGATTTATCATTCTTGTAGTGTAATACTCTGCAAAGCTATTTTGCTTGCTTACTAGATAATCTATTTCATTTTTATCTACTGATTCACTGTTCTCACTGCTATGTTTAAACACACCACCATTTTTTACTTGATAGGCTGCAAATGGTAAATAGTCTGCCATAGCGTAATGTATTAACATTGGCTGCACGTATTTGTTTACTAGAGTTAAATAGTCACCAGTTAACGAGTCGTCTAGTATATCTGCACTAATTTTTTCGTACAGATCAGTACCTAAATAATTTTGGATATGTATCTCTTGTGCTATTTTGATAAACTGAATAAATTTATCTGTATCTACGTTACCGTCAATTATGGTATTTTTTACCAAGTCTGTTCTAGTTATGAATAGTGCTGTTGCCATTAGTTACGTGGTTTTAGAAATCCTTCATTCTTCATATCCTTCGGCTTCATAGCTACCTCTTTAGGGTTTTTTACACCTGCTTCGTTTTTAGAAGTTGTTTTTGCTCTAGGGCTCTTTACGTCACCGCCACCTTTAGGTAAATCTTGGAATTTGTATGTTTTTCTTAGCCAAGCGTGGTGGCACAGACCTCCTCCTTTGTAGAGCCATATTGAATATGTATCTGCACCATTCGGTCCCCATCCTGCATTCACTACTTTAGTATCCATAGCTAGGATATCTTCTTTACGATAGAGTTTTTTAGCTGCTACCATTTTCTTACAAAATTCTCTGGAATTATTAGATACTCTTTGTGGACTATATTGATATCTTACTTTAAACTGTACTCCTTCTTTGTATTTGTCTTGTTCGCTTTTAGCATTCGGGCGAGCTGTGCCTGTAGATGCTAGACCTATCATTTTGTCTAGTTTCTCTTCCATATCGTAATCTACTTCCATTTCATCTACAAGCTCCCACCCATCTAGTGCAGCTTCATCTTCACCTAGATCTATCAATTCATCTGCTACACTATCTATTAAATGCAATGCCTCTGCATTATCACTACTGAGACTCATTTGCTCTACTCCTGTTTCTTCCTCTATTGTTTCACTGTCTATATTTTGATCATTATTTGTGAGATCAGTGAACTCTAGTGGCTGCAACGTTTTAAAATAGAGGTTTAGTGAAATGTTATTATACGCTAGAATCTTGTTTAGACCGTCAATTATCAAGTTTTGGAAAGGCTTAACTACTACATTATCAGTGAGTATACTAGCAGTTTTTAGTTCATCTGCATTATTTCCTAATCCAGTCTGGTCTTTTATACCAAATAACATAGGACTAACAATTCTATGGCTTACTAAAACCTTTTTAGAGGACTCAGTAGATAAAAATTCATACTGTTGGTGTGCATCAGATAACTGTACTGGCTCTATAGAAGCTCCGCTTTCTGTATTATCATTAAATGATAGTATAAATTTACCTGAGTTACTACTTCCACTGAACTTATCGTATATACGTCTCTCAATTAATTCACGTTCTTCCTCGTTTGGTATCCCATTATTGAAGTTAATTAGCATACTCGGAGCTAGTCCGTTCTTGATATTGTTCAAGTGATAGTTAGATATCTCTTCTTCTAACTGTGCATATTGTAGCCCTCCTTGATAATCTACAGGACTATAATAATAGAAACCTGTTTTGTATGGCTTAATACATAGTATCTCGATAGCTTCTTTACTGGTACCGAAAGCCGGTATACGCTTAGGCTGCTCTTGTGGTTTAATATTAGACCAGTCCTTGTGATAGTAAAAGCCCTCGATATCCCCTTCGCTATTGCATTTCTCCATACGTAGGGTTTCTATTGGGAAGTGTTCTACCTGTGCTATGCTTTTTCTGTCCTTACTGTATATCACCTGTAACGTAGCTTGACCCATTAGTTTAAGATCAAAAACTACCTTTCGCATACAATCTTGCGTGAATAGTGACATCATTTTGGCATACTCTTCAGGTTTTCTGCTGCTATCTGTAGCTGAAAGACCTTTGCCATAGATCATTTCTGACAGTCCGTTAATTATAGCGTTATTAGTTGCGCTGCCATTATACCTATCAATTAGGTATCTGAAGTAGTCGTTATCCTCACCGTACTCGACCCACTCTTTATTTTTCCTTTCTACTACCTTAGGTGTTGTATAATTCGAAAGGTTTACTATTCTAATATCACTCATAATACTATGAAATCATTATCGAAACTAGTGTCGCTAGTAAATCTGTCTTTATTGACAGTATAATAGTCGTTACTTGCTTGATCTACACTTTGTGCAGTGCAAAACACTTTATCTTTGTATATAATATCTCCGTTATCTTTTTCCAGTACTAAGTTATAAAATCTTCCTTCCTTTAGAGAATAACTATTGACTATTTCTAGATAATTCCTATTTGTTGTTGGACTTACAACATACTCGACCTCTGTATTTGTAGTGTCATCTGTAATTTTTAACGTTGCAGATGTTACATACTCTCGAGGTATTACTTTTATAGTTTGATCTTCAGTGCTCGTGCTAAGAATCTTCATATTCATATAACGACAACTGGAAGTTTTTTTGTGAAACTATAAAAAAAAAGAGGGCATATAGCCCCCTTCTCTAAAACCTACAATGATTTTAAGAGTTTGTACCCTCTGTTACTGTTACTGTTCCAGTAAGCCCATCAAATGGATCTGCTTCAGTAGAACCTTCTAAGAAGTTTGCAGGAACTTGCTCCTGTGCATTCAAAGTAAGTGTATATCCTGAAAGATCTCCCATAGCTGCCCCTGTTACAATAGTCCCACCTGTCACTTCGCAACCGTGTTCTGCACCCATTAAAAATGCGTTACCATTGTAGTCGTGTACTACTATATGAGGTCGACCATAAGATAAGATTTTTAACTCTTTGTGGTCTTCCTTAGTTAACTTTTTCAAGGTAATGTTTAACGTCTGATCGAAAAAAGTAGTACCATTTTCTCTACTAGATGTAATAGCTTGCTCGAAGCTACTGTTACCTTTCAATTCGTATTTGTATGCTGTAACTGTACCAAGATCGTCTACTAAATCCGTGTCCGTTGTATCGTACGCAATAGTAATGTCATCAAAGTCTATAAAGTATACAGCTTTAATACCTCCAACCGAATCTTTACACGGTTCTTTTCTCCCTAAACTTAAATCACAAGCCATATTTTTTTGTATTAAAAAAGGGTAGGCAGGCTCATCGGCTCACCTACCCCTTTAGTTAGTTAATTATTATTTATTATGGATTATTAGCTGTGTTAGCAATACCATAAGTTACGATATCATCAACGACACCATACTGTACACCTGCTGTAAATCTCATTACAACTCTCGCGTTTTGAGATCCGTCAAGGTCAGCCATATCTAATACTTTAACTTCATTGTGGTCAGCTAATAAGCCTGTACCAAAGAAAAGGTTAGATTTTTCTGCTGCAATAGCATCATTATCAGCAAGACCGTTAGCTACGAATAATTTAACACCGTCAAAAGTAAGTGAACCATTATTCCACCATTGAGTTCCCATAGCGTTTGTACCTGCAGCACCTAATCCTGCTGCACCAAATCCACCTAAAGCTCTTACATACGCTCTAGCAATGTTTTGAGAAACGTAGATGTTTAAGTCTTCGCTTCCGTATAGTGTAGAAGGAATAGCGTCTACAATTTTACCTAGCTCAGTGATTACGTTAGCAGCAGTGACTGTAGTACCTGCAATTTCATTTGCTACAGGTAAATCAGCATCGGCTCCTAATAAAGTAGATAATCCATTAAATTGTCCATTTGTAGCTGTATTTCCTGCCCAAATAGACTGCTCTGTTCTCTGTGCTACTTTTGCAGCTACGTGACTGATTAAGAAATCTGAAAATTTAGGAGGCAGTCCTTGATGTGCTGAATACCCCATTTGAACAGCTTCCCAGTCGTTTTGAAAATCTTTTTTACATACCTGTAGGTTTACTTGCTGAAATTCAGGTTGTAATACTCTTTCGGTAAGCGTGATAGT